AGTCTAACTCGTACACGGTAGCGCCTGCGCTGTCCGTTAGCGTTAGCTTGCCGGTCTGCAAAATTTGAGACGCTTGCAACTCTACGGCGCGTTTGATCTTATCGTCGATAAGGACAAAACCTTTAGCCATTAACGCGGTCATCTGCCCCGCGTACTCGGTGTACGCTGCTTCGTAGGGGTCAACGCCCGCCATTCGGTTGATCAAGTCGGCCACGTTCATCGGGAACGCTTCGCCATACGCTGGCGGCTCGAATTCCTTGGTCGTGAACTGCGAGAAGTCGTTCATGTTCGGCCCGGTAAATTTCTTAATGGCGATTGCCACGTCTTCACCGTAGCGCTCGATGTCTATTGCGACTTTGTCGCCGTTGTACGAGCCGCCGGGCTTGATTGTGAACATGCGCGACAAGAACCCGTTCGGGCTGCGCATTTGTGTAAATAGCTGAATCCAGCCTTCGCGTGTTAGTGATACGGCCATGGTCCCGACTCCTATTGATTGTCAAGCTGTGACAGCTCGACCGTGTTTAATGAAATAATGCCGAAGCCGCGCAACTCGTCCGCCTCTCCAACTGTGATAGCGCCTACACCGAAAGCGATCAAGTCAGCTCGGCGAACCTGGCCAGATATGATTGCGCGGATCGGGTAGTCTGTCGCCGCAACAAGGACTAGGTCCTCGTGCAAAACAGCCAGCGGGACTTGCGAACCGTCGGCAGCTCCCGAAACGTACGCCGTCAATTTACCGGTCGCAGCGATGCGGCCCAGAACGGTGCCGGCTAGGTACGTGTCCCCGCCTGCGTCGACAATAGTGTTGCCCTCGAATACGGGCGACAATATCACCAGACCGGTCGCGTCGTTGTTTGTGATTGTTAAATTTGACATCGTGCTATGCTCCCAGCTCTACGCCGCATTGCTCTGCGGCTAATGAAAGGATGCCGGCGCTTGTTTTCGCGTCCCGGTCGGCTTGTTCTACTGGCGTTAACGCGCCAAGGTCGCTTGCGTCGGTGTCGTCGGACTCGCGTGCGGCTATTTCCGCCCTTCGCATACCCGCCGCCATGTACGTCGACTGCATAGTCGCAGTCATTTCGGTGCCGTCATTAATCGCGGCGATAGCCGTTTCCATGTCGCCCGAAGCGGTGCCCAGTGTTAAATGTGCGCTAACTCGGTCTTGATTCTGACCGACGCCGATCGCAACGCCTTCCGCTACTACCGCCGCGTATAGGTCGCCGTGTTCGGCCTTTAGTTTTTTAAGGTCCATTTGACTGGCCTCCGTTGGTTTCCCGCTCGCTGCGGTGGTTGGTTGGTTTGCACTCGCGACAACAACCAAGGGCGGACCCTCGACGGCGTCGATCATGCCTCGCTCTAACGCTTCGCTGGCCAGTAGGGTCGCCCCTTGGCCAAAATCAGCATTAATTCTTTCGACGGTGCTGCTGCGCCCGTCTGCAATAGACTCTACGAATACTTGGTGGAGTGCGTCCAGTTCCTCGCGCACTGCCGCTCGACCTTGCTCGGTCGCCATGTTCGGCGCCTTTTTGGGTGCGTCGGTGCTGGTGACTGCGAACGCGTTCGGGTCCGTGGACCCCGAGGCGACTATCCCGACGGACCCGAAGCGGGTCGCGCGGTTAGTTGCCACGATTGTGTCGGCTTGGGCCGCGATGGCATAAGCCGCCGAGGCTGCCTTGTTGGACACGACCGCCTTGGTCGGTTTAGTGACCGATTGCATTGCGGCTAGGGTGTCGAACAGCCCGTCGATAGTGCCGCCGCCGCTGTCGATAGCGTAAACGATGTTTGTCACTTGGGGGTCGGCCTGCGCGATAGCTATGGCCGCTTGAATTTCTGCGTAGGTGGTGTTGCCTCCGCCGAACAGGTACGCCATAAGGTTGGCGCCCTCGGTCATGCTGCCCCTGATCGCGATGGATGCGGTTTCGCCTGCGATCGTCAAAATACGCGGCGCGGCTTCGCTGTACTCGTCGTCGTACCTTGCAAGGTACTCGGCTTGTGCTTGCGCGCTAGGCGTGGCGCCCGCTAGGGTTGCCTGTTCTATCGCTTCGCGTATTGATGCTTGTAATAGCCACATACAAAAAATTCTCCTGTTAGCGCCATGATAGGGCGGTTATGTCCGTGTGTCCACTATCAAATTTTAAGCGCGTTCGTCGCGCTCCTCGCGTAAGTCGTCCAGCACCTCGGCCAACGCGGCCGGCAGCGGGGTGCCCGACTGCGCGGCGGACGTGACCGAGGCCAGTGTGTCGCTAACGACCTCCTCGCCAAATTCCTGTTTAAATTCTGCCAGGGGCCGCATCGCTTCGACCAGCGCCTCGTTCTCGCGCTTCAAGTGTCCGACGTTTTTCATAAACTTGGACCCGTTCAACATGCGCGACTCGCGCGCGTTGGTGCTCCATGCGTTCTCGACTAACAACACGCTGCCCTTGGCTTGCTTGAGCATATCCGTCGACGGTTTAATCGACCCGTACCAGTCGGCAGAGACCCACGCCGCGAACTCGTCGTACCGAGTGCGGTCGCGTCGGGACTCTAGGAGTCCGGGCGCTTTAATTTTCCCGAGTAGCGTCTCGCTTATTAACCACTCAACGTAAATCGGGGCGCAAAACGTCTCGCCCCAGTGCGTCCAGACCTTGTTCAAATATATTTTAAATTCGTTAATGGCGGCCTGGCTGGCGCTGTAGTTATTGGAGAAAGACAGCCGCAAAATCTCGGGCGGTATCTCGTTCGCCCAAGCGACGGCTTGTATTATCGACTCCTCGAACTCGCCGAAATTCGTGTCGATCCCTTGCCCTCCGATTAACTCTATTTTTTCGCCTGTTTGCATCTCGTCCACGACAATGCCAGGCAGATACGAGGAGAGGTTGAGCGATCGCGGGGTCGCGTCGCCGTCTGTTGTGGCCACGGCGTCGCGTCGAACGGCGGAGCCTGTGACGGGTAACGTGCCGGGGAGTTGTTCGGATTTAGTGACCTGCATCGCTATCAGCGAATTGATCGTGGCCTTGCGCTGCGTCGAGTCCCGGTACCGGTCGACCTCTTTCAACGATTGCAAAATAAGCGACAACAACGGCTCGCCCCTGACTGCGTCTAGGCGTTTTTCTGTGCCGAACACTAACCAAGATATCTTGCGCCCCGTCTTCTCGCCGTATGCCGGCACCCGCTTAGACTCGCCACCGTCTTGCAGGACCCAATGCGCAGCGACGCGACCCATGGCGTCGGTCTCAACTCCGTGGCGTATCTCGTGGCCCCTGCGCAGCGTGTTGCTTGTTTGTAGCGGGCTTTGCACTCGGCTCCCGCTAATCAGTCGAACCTGGGGCAACTTGGTGGCGCGCGAAGGAACCACGACAACAAGAACGTCGCCGCTTATGTATGCCTCCATCCTAGCCGCGCGCTGCAGGGCGCCGAACGTCTCGGCGTGCTTAAAGTCGCAAAGTTGGGGGTCTTTAGCCCACAAGCCGAACCGGTTCTCGCCCGTTTCGGACCAGTCGCCGAGCGTACCCCGCTGCAGCCCTAGAATCTCCTCGTCGGGTTGCACTTCGGGGGTGAGCCCGGTGTTTATTTCGTTAGTTATCAGCCGGCGAATAAGTCCGCGCGCGTATAGGTTCGTCGCGAATAGTTGGTCTGATCGCTGGCGCAGCGTCCAATAGTCCATTGTCAAAAGCTGCGTCGCGCCGAACCCCCCCGGGAACTTGTCGCCGTTAAAATCCAAGTTCACCGCCGCGCCGGTGTAGCCGGCGGACGCTTGGAAGTTCGGCGCGAGGTCGTCGCTTTTGTACGCGGGGTTGTCCGCCGCGGCCTTTTTGTCCAGCATGATCTGGTAGCTATTCACCGGCGTGTCTATGTCGTAGTGTGTCAAAATGCTGCCCTCGTGATTGTGCCGGCGCCGTTAACGCGCGCGCACATTGTCGCGTAGCGGTTGTACAGTCCGTCGAGTTGCCGCTGTAGGCTCGCCATATTGGCGCGGGTGACGGTTTGCGTCGTTTGCCCGGTGTCGATGCGGTAGGTCTCGATCGGGGTGGCCGCGAAGGCCATGAGGGCGTCCTCGTATACGAGTATTAGCGCCTCGGTTTTGGCTATTCGATCTTTCCAGAACTGGGTCGTGGTTGTCACTGCGGCGGCCTCGTTGGTTTCGTGCAGAATACTCGCTTTATTCCTTCGGGGCAACTCGCCCGAACAGCGCATCGTTCTCGGATAAGGCGGCATAGTCCCAAAATTTAGGCCAGTCTACCGTCTCCAGCGCAAAGTACTGCACGCAGATATTCCAAGCCATTATCTCGACCGACGCGTGGCCGTATACTAATAAATCCCATAATTCGTTGCGCGCGGTGCCTGGGCGGTGCCAGTAGTGGGCCGCGTTGCCGTTGTCGTCGATCTTCTCCCGGCGGCTCTCGACCGTCAATTCCTTGAGCTGCTTATCGCTCAAATCTACGGGCGCGTTGAAGTGGAACGGGTACTGCATTCCGCTCTCCTTGTGCCACTCGCGCCGGAGCACGGGCGCCAGGCGGTCCTTGTAGTGGTCAACTAAAACCCGGTACCCGGTGGTCCCGCTTTGCGTTTTAAACTCGGCGAATTCTTTAATCGTTTGATTCTTGGCCGGACGGTCACGCCCTAAGATCGGGTAGACCCCCGAGACGTAGTCGCTGCAAAAAGTGCTGACCGTGTCATTGGCGTACCCGGCGTCGACCAGGGTCAGCGCGATGCGGTACTCGGTGCCGTCGTCGGCGGTGTAGGTTTTTTTCTCGATCAAGTCGCGCAGCCGGTTCCAGACCGGGCTGGATAGCTCGCTGCAGTCGTCCTCGTCGTTTTTCGTTTCAAACCGCCAGTAGTCGATCACGTAGCTGCGCAAGTCGCGCGCCCAGGCGATCACCGACACGGCCAAGTTGTTTTTATGCACGTCAACCGTGCAAGTTAGGAAATTTATGCTCGATCCGCTGTGCGCGGCCGCGAACTTGTTCGGCACTTGGCCGAGACGATACTCCGCCCGGCGGTGAGCCGATACGCTAACAAACCGAACCTTGGATCCGCGAATCTCGAACGGCTCGCCTAGGTTGTTGTTGTAAAACTCCTGCAAGGCCCCGACGTTGCGCGGGGCGTTCTGTTCGACGTCCCAGGCTTCCAGCCAGTCGCGCACCAGGGCGTCCCAGTCGAACATGCCGACAGGCGAATACAACGCCGAGAGGTGATAGCTTCGGTGCTCGGGGTCGCGCGGCTTGGAAGTCGGGCGCCACTCGCCTGCCGGCAACAGGTACGACTTGTCGGCGTTCGTGTGCGGGTGTCCGCAGAATTGGCACAGATATCGCGTCGAGCCGGGCACAAGTGCGCCCTGTTCGTCGGTTTCCCATACTAGGCCCCACGCCTCGCCCGTCTCGTCGTTTTGCCCTTTGAAGCGCAACACCTGGTGGCGTTTGCACGACTTGCACGGGACATAGTAATACCGCTGGTCGCCGCGCTCGAACCCTGCCGCGATGCGGCTGGACCCTTTGATTAATGGCGTAGATATCCGGGCGATCTTGCGCGTCTGTTGGTACGACTTCGTCCTGGCCTCGGCCAATTTCTGCGGGTCGCCGTCTTTCCCGATGATCGACGGGTAGGCGTCGCACTCGTCCTCCAGCAACCACTGAATTGATATCGACCGCAGCTTGTCGGCGTTGCGCGCCCCGAACGGGACCAGAAACCCACCCCCGGCCCACTCGATGCGCTTGTCGGTCTTGCCTGTCTTGCGGGTGTTGTTCTCGTCGGCCGATCGTATCAAGTGCGACAGACCGGAGTGCTGCAGCATTGGGGTGATGTACCCCTCGACCCGCAGCTTGGCCAGTTCGGCGTCGGCGGTTAGCAACATGATCGGCGCGCTTTTGATGTGGTCGATCGCGTACCCGATGGCGTTCTCTAGGATGCCCACGGTCGCGCCGATCTGCGCGCCTTTCATAAAATCGAACTCGCGCACGGGTGAATCGACCGACATGCAGTCGGCTATCTCGCGCAAAAATGGCGCGACCTCAAAACTGTAATACCCTGGCATGGACGTGACTTGCTTCGGTAGGTATCGGTTAGCCTCGGCCCACCCGCTTACCGTGGTGACAATCTTCTCGTCGGTGAGCTCGCCGACTTGGGTGGCGATCCACGCGCCGTCGTCGTTGTCTAGGTCGTGGCGCGTTTGCGCTAGGGTCCTGTGCTCGGTGAACTTCATGCGGAGCGGTTCGCCGGCCGCGACAGACTGGACCACGAAAAGGGCCGCGACTAGGGCCGCCGTGGTCATGGTTCCGCCGGCGGTTTTCACTATCGACGCCAGGGCGGTGGTCTCGGTTCGTTTGTATTCCTCGAACGCCGGGCGCAGTTCGTCGACGTGGCCGGCTTCGGTGATATATCGGACCAGGGCTTTGTGGTCCCGTTTGTTTATTCGTTGTAACAGGAAGCGGGCGACGGCTTGCGTCTCGGCGTCGGCCGTTTTGGATTTCGCGGCCAGCTCGCCAACGGTGAGCCGTAAAAGACTAGGCAACACTGTCGAATCGCTCGCCGGTCGATTCTAGGGTGGCGTCTTTGCCGGTGAAGTCCTGCCACCGCCGCACGATCACGTCGCAATAGCTGGGGGTGAGCTCCATCGTATAGCAGCGGCGGCCGGTTTTCTCTGCAGCCATAAGCGTCGACCCGGTTCCGCCGAACGGCTCTAGGCAGAGGCCGCCCTTCTCCAAACTCGACCGCATGACGCGTTGCATCATGTCGACCGGCTTCGGTGTGGCGTGTCCGTGGCGCTCGGCCCCGACAACGCGGGAAAACTCCCAAACGTCGTGCATGGAATCGTGCGTGTTGTCAAAATAGGACCGCACCTGCGTAGCCACCGGGATGCCTTTCACGCGGTCCCACTCGGCCTTGATGTCTGACCAGGGTCGCGCAAAAATTCCCGTATTGGCGGCCAACGTGTGGTAGTGCTTCTCGGGTATTAGCGAGAATTGCGAAGCGCTAAACCAATGCGAGTACATGCCAACGCCGCAAATCTCGGTGACGCGTTTCGGCGTCAATCCTGCGGCCTTGGCTTGTCCGGCCAGGTAGTCGAGCACGGGGGCCCACTCGGTTGGGAAGTCGACCGTGTTCACGTTGCCGACGAACTGCGCGCCGATCTGAAAAAATAGCATGTGTTCGGTCGCTTCCGGGTATTGGTTAAGCGCGGGCGCGCGCTTGCCTGGAATGCTCTTTTTGTCCCACACGATCTGGTTGCGTAGCTCCAGTCCCTCGGAATCCGCCAGGCCCCCGACATACCACAAGCGCCACAAGTCTGGAGCGTTGCCCCAAATGTAGGCCGATGCGGTATCGGTCAAGAACGTGCGGAACGTGGTCCACCATTCCATCTGGAACGCGTCCAGCTTGTCGCGGTACAGGTTGTCGTTCTCGACTCCGTCTTTTTGCTTGCCCATTCCGTACGGCGGGTCGGCGTGAAGGAGTTGCGCGCGCTCGCCGTTGGCCAGGGCCTCGACGGCGTCGATCTCGGTCGAGTCTCCGCACATTACGCGGTGCGGTCCCAGGTTCCAGATATCACCGCGGCGGGTGACTGGGGTCTTGCTCTCGTCCGGGACCGTTTCCACGTCGGTGAGACCTTCCGGGTCGATGTCGTCGAGGAGCCCTTCTAGGAATCCGTCGGCGAACCCAAGAAGGCCCAGGTCGAAGCCGTCGGCCAGAATGTCCTGGACCTCCAGCTTGAGCACGTCCAAGTTCCAGCCGGCGTTTAGCGGTAGTTGGTTGTCTGCGATCAAATACGCGCGGCGCTGCGTTTCGGTTAAGCCGGCAAGGACCACGCACGGGACCTCGTCAAGTCCGATAAGTTTGGCCGCCTGCAGTCGCCCGTGGCCGGCGATGATCTTGCCCGTCTCGTCGACGAGGAGCGGATTAGTGAAACCAAACTCGCGCATACTGTCGGCGATCTGTTGGACCTGGTCCGGCGCGTGCGTGCGCGAATTATTGACGGCGACGGTGAGCGCGTCGGGCGCGTACATCTCAATTTTCATCGTTGACTATTCCGGTTTTGTTTATGGCGACCTTGGTCCCCTTTAGCACTTTGCTGTTGGCGTCGCGTATCATTTGCTCGACTTCTCGCACGATTTCGGGGCCGCCGGATTGGACCCGGGCGACGACCAGTTGCGCCAAGGAGGCGGGGACGTCGGACACAAGTCGGCTGAATGCTAAATCGATAAGCGGGAACACGGCCCCCGCAACTCGCTCGCGCTCGATCAAGAGGCCGCGCTGTTGCTGGGTCCGTAATTCCCTGTACTTATAATCGGCGATTGCCTTCAAACTATCAACAAATCTTTTAAACCCGTCGACGCTACCGTGGCGCATGACCAGTTCGCGGATGGTGAGGTCTTCTAGCTCCTCGAACGGATAGCCGGCAATATCTCTCGGCATTTCGCCGGGGGCGGACGTCTCGGGCTCGGGAACTTGGACGGCAGCGACCAGGGCGGCGGGCGCTTTTTTCGGTTTGGCTTTCGGGCGCGGTTTCGGCTTGGCGGCCGACTTGGCTCGGCTCGGTCGTGGCTTTCGCACTTTCGGCGGGGGCGGTGGCGGCAGATTAGCGCAGCCGTGTAGCGCTAACCACTCTCGGACCAGACCGTGCGCGGCGTTTATTTTTGCGCCCACCACAGCGTCGGCAAGTGGGCCGGCGGCGGCTTTGGTCACGGCCATGCGGGACACGTTGGCCCAGCGGGATAGCTCTGCTTTGCTGATAATTCTCTCTGTCATGGCGCTAAGTGTAGTTTACAACGGGGCGCAGGAGCAATAGCGGGGGCCCCGAAAAGTGTAAACCGAGCAAAAAAGTGCGAATTTGTGCGAGGCCTGCGCGGTCGCATCAAAACGGCAGCCCCCCGCCCCCCATCCCACAGTACCTTTTTGCCCTGAGAGCAGGAGCCGGGGAGCTAGGACTGGTTGCCCCACGTACGCAGCCGCCGGAGCTGGAACACCAGCGCCTTGCGGTAGTGAACGGGGGCACCCTTAACGGTGGTAGCCACTGCGGGCGCCATGGTGGGGTTGCGTTTGATTACGACAGACCGGCGGGACATGTCCCACACCATGTTGATCTTCGGCTTGCGCTTGCCTCCCACGACCTTGAAGATGCCCCGCGACCTGCCGAGGTCTAAGAACACATACTTCTCGCCCGAGCCGGCGGCCTGCTTAATGGCCACCAGGTTGCGCTGGCGCTTGGTCCCCTTCACCCTAGAGCGCTTGGCTAGCGCTATGCTTTTCATGGTGTTGGGCCTGCGCGGCAGCCGCGTGCGCTCTGCCTGCCCACGTTGCCCCGCTGCGTACCCTGTCGCGATGGGGACGCCCTCGCTGCCTTTGGCGATCTTGGTGTGGCCTTGCTCTTGGCCCAGCATGTACGGCGCACGGTGGCCGACGGTGGACTGTTGGCGGCTAATGTCTAGGCCCTCGGCCTTGTCCACCAGCACCCCGCGCTCGGTGAACTTGTTCCGCAATGTCATGCTTTCCCGAATATTGCCTTGCCACGCGCCGCGCGCCTCAAAGGCCATGGCGTTCAAAGTCTGTCTGGTCACGAATGGGAAGGCGTGCCGCCGCAACTGTAAAAGGTCCTTTTCGTACTGTTTGAGGTCTCGGTCGTCTAGGCTAAACATCGGGG